CATCAGCAGTGTCTTGAAGCGTCAATACAGAACGCGCATCAGTTGTGCTATAACCAATGGCAGTCATTAAATCGTAGACGCCTCGATAATCTGTAGAGCTGTAAATTTGATCCAAAATATCTTGGTCAGTAGCTTGATCCACTCCAAGATCAGTGCTGTCTGGATCATTGGACAGATCCTTGTCGATCAGCAGTTCAGGGCCGATTGCAATGCGCAATGACTCAATACCACGCTCGCTGGTAAGCATTGGCAATGTGGGCTCCCATTCATCAAGTGAGAACGAAGGGTACGCATCGTTGCGTTTGGAGCGATACACACGATTAGAACTAAGTGCAGGCGAACCAACCCTGTAATACTCTCCAGGTGTGAACGTTGTCGCGGAATCGCCGGGGCGCATCACAAGATCAAATCGACTGGTGGACACGCCGCCAGTATTGTTTACGGTTGATTCTGAAACAAGAAATACTTGCCCGGCGCCATTGGTTGGATCTAGTTGATTGGCAACATTGCTTTTGCCACCAAGGCGAGCGATAAAATTACCAACTGGACGACGAGTGGAAGCTGGTGCGCTGTTTTCTACAACGAGCGAATACTTCCGCTCACCTGGCGTGCGCGTATCAACTAGGCGACGAATGTAAACGCGATTGCCAACGAGCACCGCAGGATCCATCGTGGTGATATTGTTAACTGCCAAGTCACCACTGGGATTGACATTAACCAGCGTGGGACTACCTGCTGTCCAAGGTGTAGCAGCAAGTTTTGCCCTCACGTCAATCGCGCTCGATGCTTCCTTGTCGCCCGGCACGTAGCCAGGTCCAGTGTCACGACTGCGGTTTTCGATCCAGATGTAGTCGTCTTGCTTCAAGCTATAGCCGTAACGTCCGAAGGTCAGGTCAGGATCAAAAGGAGTGTCAAGCGTGATTACCCCTGTGCCACTGTTATACGAAGCGACAGTGCCAATGGTGATCTGACGAATGTTGCTGCCATCAGTGCGCACCTTCAACGCACGACGCAGCTCCTTCATCAAGAAACCTTGGTCTTGCGTGAAGGCACCACCAGCAGTGCCAATACCACGGAAACCAGAAGACAACAGGGCGGTTAAGCCAAAGTTACTGTTGCTGTTGGTAATGGTGCATTCGCCACCGCTTGCAGTCCAATGGTGAACGGCATCGCCAATTACAAAGCAGCTAACCTCCTGCAAGATGGCATTATTGATGCACTTAAAGCCGAAGCTACGGTAATCAATCTCGTAGCAGCCAGTGGAATGATTGATGTCACCCGCAATGCGATAACGGACATCATTGATATTTGATGCGATGTAGGCGGCGTAGCTAGCGGGAACGCTCCAGCTACCGCCTGAGTAAACTTCCCATGCGTTCATATCTTTCTGCAAAGACACGTTGGTGAACTGCGCCACCACCATGCTCTTGAAGCCTGTTACCTTGTCACCATCAAGGAACATGCCGCACATTCCATAGTCGGAACGCAGCGAACAGTTGAAGATATAAGGCGAGCTTCCACGTGTGGAGTCAACGTCAGATGTTGCAGTGCCATCAGGGTAGACCGTAGTAATCTGCGTCTCACCAGGATTGACAACGCCAATATCAGAAGGATTAAGCCCAAATGCCGTGGCAATCTTGTTGTAGTAAGCAGTCAGCTCAGCATCGCCACAGAATTCAAACGCCGACAGCATGTGATGCGACGTTGTAATACCGATTGCATCTTTGAAGGTGAAATTAAAGAAGAACGAGCCGCCAGTACACTTAAAGATTGCGCCACGGGCTGTGGATGGATTGAGGTTGGGTGCTGGAACCGTGCTCGGGCGGATGACGCTCTTACGCAGGTCTTCGCCAACGATGCTCACACCACGAGGCAAGATCACACCGACACTGCTGCCATTGAAGGCGCGGAGGTTATTGGCGGTGGGAGAGAACGAACTCCCCCAAGAGCTGACGGTCTCGGAGCCAGCCGGAGCATTGTCAATGATGTGCTCGCCAGGCGACACGCGAATTACCACGCGGTCGTACAGGTCGTTGTTCAGGCCCGCAACGATGGAGAGACGTGCGGCCTCAATCAATGCACGCTGCAGCGTCTTGAACGGGGCCGTCTTGGAATAGCCAGCAGTGATCTGCTGATTGCTGAGTACCGGGACGGCGGTTGCATCGGCAGTACCGGCCACCCAGTCATCGGTGCCGATCTCGGGGTCTACATACAGGCACGTCGTGCTGACGCCTTGCGCGGTTCCCCCTGTGTAACGCCTTGCGGCAACAGCAATCGCCGCGATCTGCTCCCGGAAGCCGGCCTGCGTGATATTCAGGTCGTTGATGGATCCCGATTCGCCGGGAAGCAGGATTGCCGTCACGATGCGCCCAACTTTTATAGGCAGTCTAACGACCCATCTTCAACTCAATAGGCCCCGTCGTGACAAACTGCGCAGTGCCAACAATCGCTTCGTCTGTCCTTGTATTAACTGCGGTGCTGGTAACAAGTATATCGCACTTGTAATACAAATCACCTGGCGCTAGATTGCCGTGTGAATCGGACCTTGCATTGATCATGTAGAACTCTGCTTCGGCTTTGGATCCTTTCTCGGTCAGCAGCAGAAGCTGCATCAGGGAAGTGCTGTCGTATTTATCTTCATCAGTACGGCGTTCAACCAAGAAGTCAAAGCTGCCACCACCGCTAATGACTGATTTTATCGACTCGCCAAATTTTTGCCCAACAGCGGTCGTATTGACATTCTCGCCGTTCAACTCAATACTCCATTCGCGCAACTCACCTTGGATAACCCAAGGAAAGCCCCCCGCCCAGCGACGTGGCGACAACTCAGCATTGTCATATTCGGCATTACCAGCAACTGGCTCCAGGTAGTCAGGTGCGTTGTCGCAAATACTTGCCAGCGTTACTTCGTCGCGCACATCGCTGAAGCGATAATCGCCAACAGCGGCTAAGCATTTGGTGAGTGCATTGGCGTAATCTTCAGTGCCAGATGCTGCGACTAGCATGTACTGAAAATCAAGTTGTTTTAGATCAATGCGATCTCCAGCGACTCCGCCCAATGCCGCTGCACGTGTTGAATAAAGACTTATGCGGCCAAGCTGATCTCTGTAAATAAAATAATTGCCGGATTGAACAGGTGTGCCTCGGTTGTAAAAGAACACGCTATCATCGCTGCTGACGTAGTACTCGTCGTTTTCGGCAGTGACGTGATCACGATTTGGCCCTAGCTCCCAGTACGAGCCGAAATAGCAGCCAACGCCCTCGGGAAGTGTATCGGCTGAGAACGGTAGTCCGTTTGGTGCGCGTAAATAAACTTCATCACCGTTCCAGAATTCTGTACTTTCAACTTGGAACGTATCAATATCTGCGCGGAGCGATGATGCTGTTACAACAATCGGACTTGGTGCTTCACGGCGGAAGCGTACAACCCCTTCAACGCCGAGAACTGCCATTGCTTAGAACCCGCCAGTTAGTGCGCCAGATACTTGGAATGACACAGAGCAAACTTGGACATCGCCAACATTGACGCTAGGTGAAACGCTGGTCAAGAACGCCGAACATGCCAAACTCTTGCCGCCCGCTTGATCCAACACAAAGCTGACCGACTGCGACACACTGGTGTCATTGCTCAGGATACTGTTCAACAGCTCCACTGCTTGACCTTCCGTAGGGTCGTACATCAGCTCAGCGTTCCCAGTAGAGCCACGCAGCCCTGGGGTGTAGGTGCGATCATGCACGCCAAGCGTGGTGGTTTCCAGTGGATCCTTGTTGATCGAGAGCGACCACGAGCGAACACGGCCTACGGTGTCGCCGTTCCACTGCAGTGCGCCGTTTTTACCAGTAAGAACAGCCAAGACTTACCCCAAGCTGCCTACAGCTTAGCTAGGCGTCGCGGGTCGCTTCAAGTGCAATCTTAACCGTGCTCACGCCGGGCACTACGGGCTCGACATCAGGGCGGTCGGCGAAGTGCCAGATCAAGTCGTCGCCACCGTCGGTTAAGTACGCAGTCAATTCAGCACTTCTGCCGTCAAACACAACAGATGGCACCGTTAAAGGATCAAACGTACCCTTTGATGCGTTCCATGCTGTTAGGAATTCAGCAGCGTTTGCATCGGTGATATTGCTATACGTCAAGCTAAGTGTTGCGCGTGATCCGCGATTACCAAACAGCCGACGCGATACGACACCACTCAATGACGTGTTGGCCTTTACGGGGAACTCAGGCGCCGTAAACGACATGGCCGTAGGCGTCAGTGCTGGAAGAGTTGCCATCAGACCGTCACCCAGTAGGAGGGATCGCTCCACTCAGCGTAGAGCTGCAACGTGCCATCCTCAAGTAACGGTGTATGGACGGCTTCGATTTGGTAGCCGTCCTCGGATGGCGTGATGGAATCGATGCGGTAGGTGCGGGTCACTATCTCTGAAGTTTTAACAGTGAAGACAATGCCGGCTGGCGTTGCAGTTGCGCCGCCATTACTTACAAACAGCTGGCCTTCCACAACTTCTGCGGCTTGCTCGCCAGTCCAATACACTACCGTGTAACTGCCGTCAGACATTGGCGTGGACGATACAAGCTTGCCATCGCCTGTGACTGCACCATTGACAAATTGATTGTAGTGCGTGTAGTCCAATGCAACCTTAATGAAGTCACCAGGCGCAATAGAACTTGTCAAGGCTTCGTAAGTGGTTTGAATTTTGACTGTATGGTCACTAAGACGACGGGCGCCAATAATGTAACGCGCAGCTTTATTGGCATGGTTGTCGCTGGTGCAGTAGTCCGACATATCAACGCTTTCGGTTGTGCCTTCGCCCCATTCCGCGTGGCGCACCAATAGCTCCTGCGGCTCAGGGAACAGACCGTAGGCCGGGTCAGTGCTTTCTGATGGCGCACTACCGCCGTAGCGCTCAGAGCGAAACTTGACGCTCAATGAGAACGGTTGGCGTTGTTCGGCCTCGGCCATGACCAGTTCCATGCTGGTGCAGTTTCCTGCGGTAAACATGCCTTTGATTTCTGGCTTTTCTGGGATGGCTTGCTCTAGGTAAAACACGCCTCCACGCTCGATTAATAACAAACAATGTGTTGCGGCTACGTCTGCTGCCCACTGGCGCCAGTTCACAGTGCTCAGCTTGGGACCATCGTAGAAGAAGCGATTGTTAAGACAAAATTGTGCTGCTGCAGTGAAAGATGCAGTGTCAATTTGTTCTGCACTGATTTCATTGCCAAGCCCGTAGCGAGTGTTGAGCATGAAGTCACGCAAGATCTCAGGGAACAAATGGGTGGCTTCGTTGGCGCCAGAAAAGCGATCAACTTTAATACCGCCCGTTATGTAGGCGGAGAACTGCGAGAACTGTGACCATTCTTGCGTGGCGCGAACATTGACACCAACGAGGCACATATTGTCGTA